TTATGCACCCACTGAAATCTATGTAGCTGCCAAGTGGTACTGCATGGCAACAGAGAACAAGTTCAAAACACGTGCGAGGTTTGCATGAATTACGTACTCACGGACGCACAACAAGCTGTGGTTGAGGCCATCGCTAAAGCAGAGCTACGCTCAATCAAACAAACGGTTGGGTTATTGCTTGCAGAAGGTGTAAACTGGATGTATGTCGATTATGCTCCGAAGTATGGCGACATTAAAGGAACAGAACTTGAAGAAACCCTTATGAAGGAGTGCCGTGAACTACACTAAATGGCTAATCAAGTACGCAGGCAAAGCCCGTACAACTGGACGTGTATCAACTGGACATGTCAAGGTCAAGGCTTTGTCAGCAAACCACGCTATTACGGAAGCAATGGTAGCAATACCTAACACCTTGTCTAAAGTACATATAACTACTGTTCAACAGCTTGAGTAACGATCGAGAGGGACCTGCAAAGGTCTCGCAGTGGTACGGCAACCCAGGGACGTACATAGCCAAGGCTAAAGCCCGTGCACGTCTTGCACTCACAGATCCATCAATCAAACTGACAACACTTGAACGAGGTTTCTACCAAAAATACAAAGACCAATCATGCAAATCTCAGCACAATGGCAAGGATGCAGCCTAGATCAGATGTATGAGTTTGATTCTGTAGAACTAGCAGTCATTCAAAAAGCTGTGAGTTACTACACATCACAAACCACAGATGAACTAGATGTGTGCAAAGCCATCAACCTCAAGACTCACATCATGCTCAACACTGGATTTGATGAATGAAGACTGACTACTTCACCGCAGGTGGCCTGTGGATCGAGCGCAGTCTTAACAAAGAAGGACCACCGGTCACGTACACAGTTTGGAAGCCCAACACCGCACGTATTTTTACGGACGTGAAGAAGGCTATCAAGTTTGCCGCGTATCCTGCATCTACACCTACTGGTCAAAAAGTACCTGAACAAACCAAGGACGAGCCCAATGACAACACTAAAATGATCACGTAGGCAGTAAACCTGTCTGCACTAGATTGGGTGTTGGACCTCCACTTAACGGTGGGGGTCTTTTTTTGGCTGTTCGCACGGCTCACTATGTGTCAAGCCCTACATTCTGTGGCAATAACGAAGAAGCACGAAAACGCAAAATTAAGTTGTGTAATGTGCCACTTAGTAAACTGATTTTATGGCACCACAGTCCAAGGTCACTATCTTGTAAGTGCGAGGGGCGGGTTACTCCAAACCACGCAGAACCTGGACAACTGAACAAACTTTTTTCACACTCACGTGTAGCTACATGTCCAATTCTAATGGGGGTCATTTGACTAACGATGGGAAAGCGAAAGCGTTGGATGAAGACTATTTCATCCGTAATGCAATCTATTGTTGGTTGTATTACTTCGACGAAAAGCACAAATGGCACTCCATTTATAAGGACTTGGCAGAACGGGAATCCTACATCGGAAAACCATTGCCAAATCCACGAAGGGCTAGGCGGGCTACTCGAAAGCCGACTAAAGAGCTATGAGGTGTGTCTTAGCGACGAGGTGATTTACATACTCGCCGCCAGTTCCGAGGAAGCCGCATGGATGGCCTTGGAATTGTCCATTGACATGGACTCTTATCTCTTAGACGTACGCTTAATCGATGGCTAAAGACTTCCCTAATAAATGGCGTAAAGTTGCAAAAATCCCAGCCGACAAGTTCGAGCCACTCTTTTACGAAGACGTAATGGAGTGGAAGGTTGCCGGTTGGGAATTGCCGCCTAACATTGCCTGTGTCATCCGCGCACGCAATCTCGAAAACCACAAAATTAAAGAGCACGTATACAAACGTATGTCTGCTGCTGAATCAAAAATCCGGCAATACATGGCATACAAAACACATGAACTTGTGATTTGCGCTGAAGAAGCATTGTATTACGTGCATCCCGAACAACTTAAAGAGGATACAAATGATGACTGAATTGCAATACGCAAGATTCATCATTGAGTTGGATAAACATCCACACAAAGACGAAATTATTGAGTTGATGCATCAACAAATTGATGACGAAAACTCAGTGAGGTACCTGAGCGAGGATGCCGACACCATCTGAAATTGACAAACAAATTGCTCTTGAACGACAACAAATCAGTCAAGGACTGCAACAGCTACATTCTAACACCGCTAAACTTGAGGACAAGGACTATGCAAGTGCTTCAGTGTACGGGGTGGCTTCTATTGAGCAGCTTCTCCCTGATGTGGTTAGTCGTATTGAAACAACTACCAACAGAATAAAGGAGGGCAAGTTGGGTGTTGCCTTCAAAGAGATCAACCAGTATCTGAGTGGTCTTGAAGCGGAGGCAGCAGCCGCCATAAGCTGCAAGGTGACGTTTGACAAGGTATTTAGTACCAAGCCTAAATCAAACCTCTTACAGAGCGTCACAGACGCCATTGGTCAAGCACTTGAGAACGAGTGCATGATGCGTCACTACGAAGCAACAGTGCCTGGGTTAATGCACACCCTGAAGCAGAACTATTGGCACAAGTCAATCGGTACGCATCAGAAGGTTGTTGTCATTCGGACACTGATGAACCGTTATGACGTTGACCATTGGGAACCCTGGGGTAGACCCAACCGTATAAGGCTGGGAAGTTGGTTGTTGGACTGTATTTGTGAATCCAGTCAGTGGTTCATGCGTACAACCAAACGAGAAGGCAAGCGGCAGTACAACTTTATTGAGCCGACACCTGAGTTTTTGCAAATCAAGGACGCAGTGATGTCGTCAGCAGAGTTGTTCAGCCCCATTGCATGGCCCATGCTTGTCGAACCCAACGACTGGTCTAACGAACGGCAAGGTGGTTACTTGTTAAACGAGATCATGAAAGGGCATGACATGGTGCGCAGGGGCGATAGCACCTGTATACAGGGAGAAACACCAATCCAGTTCCTGAACAGGATCCAGAAGGTGGCCTACACCCTGAACCCGTTCATTGTTGACGTCGCTGAGACGTTGATGAAACGGCAAATAGCTGTAGGTAAGTTTATCCCTGTCGTTGAAGTACCGCTGCCGCCTAAGCCTGTTGACATTGCCGAGAACTATGAGTCTCGGAAGGATTATAGGCGACGTGCGGCTGAGGCTATGAACATCAACGCACATGCGTTTCAAAGGTCATGCCGCACACGTATGACAATGAACGCAGTCAAGATCTTTCGTGACAAGGAAAAGTTCTTTCTGCCGTGGAGTCTGGATTACAGGGGAAGGGCATATCCAATTCCTGCATTCTTGACACCACAATGTACAGACTTTGGTAAATCATTGATTCGTTTTTACGAACAGTCATACATGACACCAGAGGCTGAAGGATGGCTAGCGTTCCAAGTAGCAACAACGTATGGTCTGGACAAAGCAACGCTACCTGAACGACTTGAGTGGGTGACTAACAATCGTTCACTTATCGAACGTGTAGCGAAAGATCCAATCGGGTGCATATCTGATTGGGAATGTGCTGATGAACCATGGCAATTCTTAGCTGCTGCAGAGGAATACTACGCAACTGTCATTGCTTGCACTAGGCAACACACATCATTGATGGTGGCGACTGATGCAACTTGCAGTGGACTTCAGGTCTTAGCTGGTCTTGCTCGTGACGAATCTACAGCTCGTCTTGTCAATGTTGTTCCTAGTAATAAACCACAGGACGCATACAAGGTAGTTGCAGAAACAGCTAAGCCACACGTTCCTGATTCTGTGAAACCACACATGGACAGGAAAACCGTCAAGCGAGTTGTCATGACGGTACCTTACAATGCTAAACCTTTTTCTAACAGAAGTTACATTCGTGACGCACTGAGAGACAAAGGTGTAGAGATTGAGAAGGAAGATCTAAACGCAACGGTAAAGGCTGTGCGTGACGCAATGGATGAGGTTGTTCCTGGTCCTATGCGTGTAATGAAATGGATTGAAAAAGAAGTAGCTGCTGCCATTGATCGCGGTGAACAAGAACTCAGATGGGTTACACCATCAGGGTTTGTCGTTACACAGCGTCTTATGAAAAGAAAGACTCAAGAAATTAAATTGATTCTTTTGGGTCGTTGCAAGATTGCCGTTGCCACTGATGAAGAGGCAAAGGTTGATCGTGCACACCATAAAAACGCAACTGCTCCTAATCTAATTCACTCATTAGATGCCAGCCTGTTACATTTATCTGCGCTTAGATTTAACGCACCACTAGCTTTAATACACGACTCTGTGTTGTGTAGAGCTACAGATATGTCAATCCTGTCAAACGTTGTCAGGGAGACATACATGTTTCTGTTTGCTGAGCATGACTACCTCACATGTTTTGCACAGCAAATAGGAGCAGAAACTGAACCACCCATCATCGGTGACCTTGAACCGTCACGGGTGATCGAATCCACCTACTTTTTTTGCTGATGAAAAAGATCATCAAAACTCCTGAGCCTGTTGTCCTTGACGGCTTTCAGGCAGTCTTGCAGGTCAGCCAGTTTGGTAAGTTCCAACTGGAGGCAATCCTAGACGAAAGCATCATCGACATCCTTGAAGCTGATCGTCCTGCTGCCCTTGACTGGGCTGCTTCTAAACAAAAGAAGCGCAACTACACAACTAACGATGAGCCTTGGAAACCTGTCTCTGAAGGTAAGTACAAGACTCGATTCACCTGGGGTGATGATGCCAAGCCTGTCATCGTAGACACTGAGGGCACAATTATCGAAGATGACACTATCCCTATTTACAACGGGAGCAAGGTTAAGTTGGCTTTCTACCAAAAGCCATACTCACTGCCTACTGGCACGATTGGCACTCGCCTTGTTATGGAGGCAATCCAAGTTGTCGCACTGTCAGGCTCTGCCGGTGTTGACGTTGGCGATGCTGAAGAAATCGACCCTGCCGCAATGTTCGGCAAGACTGAAGGCTTCAAGCTGGGTGATCCAAATGTCATAAGTGACGTCAGCAATGACGCTGCTCTGGAAGATGATTTCTGATGGCATTTAGGTCCAAGCTCGAAGAGAAAGTAGCGGACCTGTTGGTTGACCTTGACGTCAAGTACGAATACGAAAGCGTCAAGGTTGACTACACTATCTCACACCTGTACTGCCCTGACTTCGTGCTGCCTAACGGTGTGCACTTGGAATGTAAAGGGTATTGGGATAGTGCTGACCGTCGCAAGATCAAAGCTGTTAAACAACAGCACCCTGAACTCGACTTGCGGATGGTCTTTCAGTCTCCGTTCAACACCATCTCTAAAAAATCTAAAACTACCTACGCCCAATACTGCGAAAAGCTGGGCATTCTTTGGTGTTCATACACCAACATTCCACTCAAATGGCTGATTTAGACAGCGAGTTTGTTAGGCACATGGCCTGTCCTAACTGCGGTTCTTCAGATGCCAACGCTCTGTACACCGATGGTCACACGTTTTGTCACAAGTGTCACTACCGCACAGGCAGTGATGGCTCAACATCCATTCACAATCACAAAATGTCCGATGTTCAACTCAAAGGGTCTGCTACCCGACTGGTTACACGGAAGATTAGTGAAAAGACGGCAGAACTGTTTAAAGCCTACAAGGATGGACAAGTTCTACGCCACTATTACTATGATGTGGATGGAAAACTTACTGGGGCTAAGGTAAGAACCAAAGGCAAAGACTTCCGCTGTGAAGGGGAGGTCAAAACCTTGTACGGAATGCAAAACTTCCGGCACAAGACGACAAAGAAAACCACCAAGCTTGTCATCGTCGAAGGGGAGATGGATGCAATGAGCGTCTGGGAGGCACAACCGAATTGGGACGTGGTCTCCATCCCCAACGGTGCACCTGCTGCCAAAAAAGCCATTCAAAACAACTATGAATGGGTCAACTACTACGACAAAATCGTAATCTTTTTTGATGACGATGATGCCGGTAGAGAGGCTGCAAAAGAGTGCGCCGGGGTCTTACCACCTGGCAAGGTTTACACCGGCTTTCTAGACGGTTACAAGGACGCCTCAGAGGCTTTACAGGCCGGAGATACAGAAGCTATCCGAGCAGTATGTAACTACGACCATCAAAAGTACACACCCGATGGCATTATTGATGCCAAAGACCTGCTAGAAGTTGTAACCACACCCTCACCACCTGCTGACCATGACTACTCCTTTCAAGGATTACAAACAAAGCTTCACGGGATCAGGTTTGGCGAACTTACAACAATTACTGCGGGGTCTGGCATCGGAAAAAGCTCCTTCTGTCGTCAACTCGCAGTTGACCTTCTTAATACAGGAGAACGGGTCGGTTACCTGGCACTTGAAGAATCTAACCGCCGTACTGCTCTCGGACTCATGTCTTCCGCAGTCGGACAGTCCCTTCACATCGGAGAACACAGCAAGCGAGACCTGACAAATCACTTTGACAAAACCATAGCTAACTGGAACCTCCACCTCTTTGACGGTTTCGGTAGCTATGACCCTGACCATATCTACAACCGTATTGAGTACATGGCAGCAGGGTTAGAAACCCGTGTTGTCTTTCTTGATCACCTCAGCATTCTTTTGTCTGGCCTAGATGGCGACGAGCGACGGATGCTGGACATCACTATGACCCGTCTCCGCAGTCTTGTGGAACGTACTGGCATTGCCATGTTCTTGGTGTCCCACCTTCGACGTACAACACAATCGGACAAGAATCATGAAGAAGGAGCAAGAGTTACTCTCGGCCAGTTACGCGGCTCAGCTGCAATTGCTCAGCTCTCAGATAGCGTCATTGCACTCGAACGAAATCAGCAGAGTGGATCTAAACACAATGCTACAACAGTGCGAGTCCTTAAGAATCGATATTCTGGCGAAACTGGCATCGCGTGCTTATTAGATTACGATTTATCTACCTGTAAATTTAATGAAACTGAAGCTCCCTCGGACTTCGATCCAACAAATAAAACTACTTGGACCTCCTAACCCACCTACGCCAGAGATGGTGAAACGTGCACAATTTGTAGACAAAACCTATGTCTGGAAACACGCTAGTGTTCGACCTCGAAAGCAACGGACTCCTGAATGATGTTACCTGCATCCACTGCCTTGTTATCTATGAGCAAGAAACTAATCAGACGATTGTTTTTAACGATCAAGGTGACGCTGAGCCGATTACACGCGGTGTCCAAAGGCTCGAAGACTGTGAGGTTATGGTCGGCCATAACGTGTTGGGATACGACATCCCCTGTCTTCAGAAAATTTACCCGTGGTTCACACCAACCGCCTTGGTTGTAGACACTTTGCTCCTGTCACGTCTGTATCACACAGACATGTTGGACATTGATCACAGACACAAGTGGTATCAAATGCCACTGCAGCTCTATGGTCGCCACTCGCTTGAGAGCTACGGCTACAGGCTCGAAGAGTACAAAGGTTGCTTCGGTAAACACACCGACTGGCAAGACTGGTCTCAAGAGATGCAAGATTACTGCATACAAGATGTCAACGTTACTCGCAAACTATGCGACCACTTCCACCCTTACCTGACTGGTGCACGCTAGAACATCAGGTAGCACAAATTCTCACCCAACAGGAACTCCATGGATGGTATTTTGATGAACGCGCTGCATGGGAACTGTCATCTTCTCTCCGAAGAGAGCTTGAAGAAACTTGTAGGCTATTACAAGACAGGCATCCTTTCTACCCACGATCGGAATTTACTCCTAAAGCAAATAACCGACGCTACGGGTATATTGCCGGAGCAACATTCACCCGCACCACCGAATTCAATCCTGTATCACGTGACCACATAGCGTGGTGCTTACAGTGGCATTACAAATGGAAGCCGACACAAAAAACAAAAACAGGCAAAATCCTGATCGACGAGACTGTACTGAAGGAAGTTGCTGCAAGTGGGATTACCATTGCAGAGGACTTTCTGAAGTGTCTAACTATTACAAAGAAATTGGGGATGATCTCGGAAGGCATGAACGCATGGCTGAAGCTATGTACGACTGCTAGCCGTATACATCACCACTGTTCAGTTTCAACTAATACGCATAGATGTGCACACCGTAAACCTAATTTAAGCCAAGTACCTTCTGATCATGACTGTAGACAACTTTTTAAAGCATCGCCTGGTCAAGTTATGGTGGGTGCCGATCTTAGTGGCATTGAGCTACGGATGCTCGCACATTACCTTGCTAAATATGATGAAGGACGCTATGCGGACATTCTCCTCAACGGAGACATCCATCAAGTCAACGCAGACAAGATTGGAATCAGCAGGCGCGAAGTTAAAACAGTCACTTACGCCTTCCTCTACGGTGCAGGTGACGCCAAAATTGGACTCTCTTTTGACTCTACCCTGAAAGCTAATGCAGCAAAAAAGAAAGGGTCAGAAATTAGAGAGGCATTTGTTTCTGCTATTGATGGCCTTGCAGAACTCCTTAAGGCTATAAAACGAGCAAGCCAAAAAGGCTACGTAAAATCTATTGACGGCAGACCTATTAAGGTCGAAAGTAAACATAAGTCATTAAACTACCTGCTCCAGTCAGGAGCCGGTGTTGTAGCAAAACGCTGGATGGTATTGGCAAACGAGTCTCTTAAAGACATCGACTGTCACCAGCTTGCGTTTATCCATGACGAATTGCAGTACGAAACCCACCCTAAAAATGCAAAGTATCTTTCAGAATATCTTCTCGAATCCGCAAGACGAGCCGGAGAATACTACAATCTCAGAATACCAATCGCAGCCGAAGCCAAAGAAGGACACAGTTGGGCTGACGTTCATTGACCCTTTTGCCTGGGCTACTGGTATTTTTGAAGGCGAAGGTTGTCTTAGCTATTGCACAACTGAAGACAAATGGGAAATGAGTGTTGAAATGACCGACATGGATGTGTTGTGGTCATATTATGAAGCCATCGGTTTTGTAGGAAACCTCAATGGTTTGCGTAAATCACCTTCTAGAAAGGAAAACCACAAGCCTTCTGGTAAGTGGAAGACAGGTGCTCGTAAAACAATTCATGATTTGATTATCAGATTTTACCCTTACATGCACGAACGTCGCCGTGCCAAATGTGACGAGTTCTTTGCCTGGTATCACTCAAAAAAATGAAACTGCTCATCGACGCTGACTTCATTGTTTACAAGTGCTGTGCTGCAGCAGAGGATGAAATTGACTGGGGTGATGATGTCATCACTGTAGTCAGCAAGTTTAGCGAAGCATACGCTGCAGTCGAACGAGAGGTTGTCAAAATCCGGTCTGAGTTCATGTTTGCAGAGCCTGTTCTGTTCTTCAGTGACTCTCAGAATTTTAGGAAAAAAATTTACCCTGATTACAAGGGTCACCGAAATCGTAAGAAACCCTGTGGCTACAAGCGAGTTATCACAGAACTAAGTTCCTTCTACAAAGTCGTTCGCATCCCTGAGCTGGAAGCTGACGATGCCATGGGTATCTTTGCAACACACGAACCTGGCAACATCATTGTTAGTCCAGACAAAGACATGCGACAGATTCCTGGAAGACTGTATGACCTTAAAGAAACTGTAGACATCACAGAGGAAGAAGGTATGCGTTGGCATCTGATTCAGACACTTGCCGGTGACCAGACCGATGGTTACAGTGGAGTGCCTGGTGTTGGTGTCAAACGTGCCATCGACTTGTTTGAAAAGGATGGCTACACATGGGACACAGTTGTCAAAGCATTTAAGTCCAAAGAATTGGATGAAGACATTGCATTGATGAACGCACGTCTCGCAAAAATATTACAGCATACTGATTATGATGCAGTCGAACGGAGAGTCATACCATGGCTTCCCACCACCACCAGTAGTAGAGCTGACGGTAGAGCAGCAGTTCAAACTTAGAAGGCTTGAAGACCTATTGCCAGAAGCAGAGAAGGCAGATCTAATTACTGTCTTCCTTGCGCTACAACGACAGTGCTTCTGCCTGTCCAACACTGTTACAAACCTAGTAAAGAAATGGCCGAACAATCCCCTGCTCACTACACCCGAGGAGCAATAGAAGTTTGGGATTTCATCAGAGACCAAGACCTCAACTACCATCTCGGCAATGCTATTAAATATATTTGCCGAGCCGGTTACAAGAGTCCTGACACAAAGATTCAAGACCTTAAAAAAGCTATCCACTATCTTGAAAATGAACTCCTACATTCATCGCAGCCTGATGACGATGGCCGAACAGTTCCGCTCAGCGTATATGTTGATGACTGGGATAGCGGAAAAAGGCGTGCAGAAAGCTTTGATCGATGAGGAATGGTCAGAGTTTCATGAGGCTTACCACATGAAAGATGATTGTGACCAGCTTAAAGAACTAGCAGACCTTGTGTACGTTTGCTACCAGTTTGCTGCGTCACAAGAGTGGGACCTTGACGAAGCCATGCGTCGGGTCCACGAATCCAACATGTCTAAGTTGGATGACAACGGCAAACCTATCTACCGTGCAGACGGCAAAGTCCTGAAGGGACCTAACTATAAAGAACCACATCTTCTTGATCTTATTATCGAATGACTACCTCAGTAATTACTCGCACCGGACGTGTCCAATCTTGGATGGATGATCCAACGTCCAGATTGCCGGTTTCGTGCACGGTATTTGTTGTCCAGGATTCTATGGAGGGTCCAGATGGAATTGAAGCGAGCTGGAGATTTACTAGCCACGCTTTACGCCATGGAGCAGGCTGCGCTGTCCACTTGTCGGAACTGCGACCCAAAGGAGCAGAAAATGGTAAAGGCTTGGTTGCATCTGGACCAGTCTCTTTCGCAAAAATCTACTCAACACTAAATGAAATCCTACGTCGTGGTGGCGTGTATAAAAACGGCGCTGTGGTCTGCCACCTTGATCTTTGCCATGACGATGCCCTTGAGTTTATTACTACACCACGCCACGAATTGCCATGGGTCAAACGATGCATCAACATCACTGAAGGTTGGTGGCGGTCGTGCACGTTCAAGGAACAACTACTCCAATCAATTAAAGCGGGCGATGTCTGGCTCAACAAAGTAAAGTACGACAATGATGGAAACCGGATACGAGGAAACGTCTGCCTTGAAGTTTACCTGCCCTCACGAGGTACCTGCTTGCTTCAACATTGTAATCTCGGTGCCTGTGAGTTCGACGAGATTCCAGGAGCTTTCGTTCAGGGTATGTCGGAGCTGTGCACCCTCCTGGCTAAAACTGGCGTTGGCGATTCTGGAGAATACCTCAGACCTGAGACCGACCGACAAGTTGGACTCGGAATGCTCGGACTGGCAAATCTCTTACGGCGGTACGGAATAACCTATGAGCAATTCGGCATTGCTTTAGACCAATACAATGCAGGTGAGGTGGTACGCACACCAGCTTATGAGTTGGTCTCTAAGTTTGCCATTGGTATTGAGTCTGCCGCAGCAATGGCTAGGTCTCACAATATGGTTCGCGCCTTTGCTATCGCACCCACTGCCTCCTGCAGTTACCGCAGCAAGGATTTAGATGGTTATACTTGCACACCAGAAATCGCGCCGCCTGTCGGGCGTACAGTAGACAGAGATAGTGGCACCTTTGGTGTCCAGACATACGAATATGGCGATGTAGAAATCGCATCAGAAGTTGGTTGGGCAAACTACAAACGTGTTGCCGATGGCATCATGACCATGCTTGACCGCACGGGACTTCTTCACGGGTACAGCTTCAACAGTTGGAGTGATGTCGTTACATATGACGAAGCCTTTATCGAAGAGTGGTTGGAATCTCCACAGACCTCCCTTTACTACAGTCTACAAGTTATGGGAGACACTCAAGATAAGTCAGATGCGTACGCTGCACTAGCTGAAGATGATGTTGACCAGTACCTTGCAGACATTCTTAATGAAGAACAAACCTGCGACTGTCAAGAATGAACCCGTATCAAAAATTACTCGAACGAAAAAGAACATGGACACCAGTACAGACGACTGCTGGTACTATCAAAGAAGGGGCACACGATGTATTAAAACGTGCCCTTGCCTTGCGTCACATGGAACTGCCTGTGGGAGATTTTATTAATGAAGCTCTCGCCACTGAAGTACCAGAGTTGGCGCGTGAACTACTTCTGTCCAACGTCAAGGACGAAGAAAAACATGACCTCGCACTTGGTTTCATTGCCGCTGCTCACGGCGTTGATGAGAAAGCTGAGGATGAAGCCTTTCGACTCCGTGAAGCTTGGACTTCGCATCCTGATCACACGATCACCAAAGCAATGGTGGCCGAACGTGCGATTTTCTTTGTTCTTTTACCACTCTTTCGCGCTCTTGGTGACCCTGGGATGAGGACCTGTAGTGCAGATATTTCCAGAGATGAACAAATTCATGTGGCTACCAATAGTTTGGTTCATACTGAGCTGGGGTATAACATCAGTCCTTCTCTTGATCGTCTCAGGAAGGCAACTATGAGTTGGGTTTTGCAGCCTCTGTCTGCATCCAACCCTGACAAATATCTAAACAAAAATTTTTGGATGGATTCAAGTGATCGTTTGATGTATAAAGGTAAAGCCCCTGAGCTGTCTTTCACAAAAGCATCACGTGTTCCAGCCTTCTTTGAACACAGTAACAATGACCTCCCTCAATATGCTTGAAGTCCTTGGGATGAACTCTCAAGGATTGATTCATGCACTCGAAGAATCTTTCCCACCCACCAACCCTACACCTGACGATACAATGCAAAAGATTATGTACCGATCCGGTCAACGTAGTGTCGTTGAGTGGGTCATTAAATATATGGAGGATAATAAGTAATGATAGCAGATCAACATCCTGACTTGGTCGGAATTGATTCCATTCATGACCTTGTATATAACTTATCGCGTAAAAACCCTAGCCTCTTTAAAAAAATTCACCGTGACCCTCAGCAATCGGTTTTCAAGGATGATGTTTCATTCAAACCCGGTGATAACAAAGTTCTAGTTGATATTGTTGGATATTTAGATGATGATGGAATTGGCACTGGTCAACACGTCTATCGAGATTTTTCTAAACAACAACAACAAGCCCTTAAAATTGAATACCGCGACAATCCAGAACAGGCAAACCAAATTGCAGAGCTGCAAAAGCAACTAAAGATTCTGCAAGACGTACCGAAGTACGAGCCGTATGATTTCTCTAAAGAAAGAGCTGAGTATGAACAGAGAATCAGTGGCTTGAATGAACGCATTGGCAACATTCAAAGTGGATACAAGACTACACTCGCAGACCTTACAGCGAAAATGCAGGCTGAACGAGAAGCTGCTGAAAAGCAACTAGGTATGTCATTTCAATCGCAGCTTTCTGAACAACAAAAAGCATTTAATGAACGTTTTACTGGTCAGCAAAGTGATTTTACTAGCCGTTTAACATCTCAACGTCAATCAGCAGAGGAGCAGCTTGCGAGACAACAAACCCTTTCAGCCAAAACACTTAATGAATTGAAGGGTATGTACCAATCACAACTTGGTACTGCTGCACTCGAACGTCAAACGCTTGAGCAGTCACTCAAGCAACAACAACAAGCATCCGTTGCTAATCAGTTAAAGTTTCAAGAAGCTCTCAGTTCACAACAACAAACATCCGCTGCTAATCAGTTAAAGTTTCAAGAAGCTCTCAGTGCACAACAAAAAACTGCTGCTGCAGACAGGCTTAAGTTTTCAGAGACTCTAGCTTCTCAACAATCTGCTTCACAGAAAGAGTTTGAAGCTTTGCGCGGTACCATGTCACAGCAAAGACAACAGTATGAAGCTGGTCTTGCTGCTGAACGTGCAGCCAATGAACAGGCAAGACAAGAGCAAGCTATGTCGTTCCAACGATCACTTGCATCTCAAAGAGGTGCTCCGCAGGTTGAAGGCATTCGTTTTGCTACACGTGGTCCTGCTGCACAAAAAGGTATGCGAGGTATATCTGGAACCTTTGGCCGCAAAGGTGGCCGACTTATGAAAATTTCAGCACTTAATGTTTAATGTCAGCACGTACACGATATGATTATTTAGCCAGCGATCGTTCCCAGTTCTTAGAAGAAGCACGTCAAGCATCAGAGCTGACTCTTCCATACTTGATTCGTGGTCATGAAGAATACACCATGGGCATGAAACAACTTAAGACACCGTACCAAAGCGTTGGAGCTAAGGGTTGTGTGACGTTGGCATCTAAATTGATGCTAGCTCTGCTTCCTGTGCAGACTTCGTTTTTCAAACTGCAACTCGACGAAAGTCAGTTGGGTCAAGACTTCGGGCCACAAATTAAATCCGAACTCGATTTGTCTTTTGCAAAGATTGAGCGTATCATTCTTGAATCTATTGCCGCATCAGATGACCGTGTAGCTGTACACCAAGCACTGCTGCATCTTGTCGTCAGTGGCAACGCTCTTGTCTACATGAGCAAGTTTGGACTGAAGATCTATCCTTTGAATCGCTACGTTGTGGATCGGGATGGCAACGGTCAAGTGGTTGAAATAATCACGAAAGAACGTATCTCAAAACGTATTCTCAAAGATCAACTACCACCTGATTTCTTTGCTGACACTAAGAGTGTTAGTGAAGACGGACAATACAATGACGACATGGATGTGTACACACATGTAAGGCGTGACAACAATCGCTTCATGTGGCATCAAGAAGTCGGTGACAAAATTATCAAAGGGTCTCAAGGTAAGTCACCTATTAACAATACACCTTGGATTCCGCTCAGGTTTAACACAGTCGATGGTGAAAGCTATGGACGCGGACGTGTTGGTCAGTTTATCGGTGATCTTAAGTCACTCGAAGGATTGTCTCAGGCACTGGTAGAAGGCTCTGCAGCAGCCGCAAAGGTTGTGTTTACTGTTAGCCCCTCGTCTACTACAAAGCCCAGCACTTTAGCCGCTGCAGGTAACGGTGCAATCATCCAAGGTCGTCCTGATGATGTCGGTGTTGTGCAGGTCGGTAAGACCGCTGACTTCCGTACAGCATTTGAGATGACACAGATTCTCGAACGTCGTCTTAGCGAAGCATTCCTGATCCTAAACGTCAGGCAGAGTGAACGCACGACTGCAGAAGAAGTACGGATGACACAGATGGAACTGGAGCAACAGCTCGGTGGTTTGTTTAGCCTTTTGACTGTTGACTTCCTTGTTCCGTACCTGAACCGTAAACTCAGCGAAGCACAACGTAAAGGTGAGATTCCTCGCATCCCTAAGAACATTGTTAAACCTACTATCGTTGCAGGTGTAAATGCACTAGGCCGCGGCCAAGATCGTGAGAGTCTTGGATCTTTCCTGACAACTCTTGCACAGACAATCGGACCTGAGTCCATTGCACAGTTTATTAACACTGACGAAGTTATTAAACGTCTGGCTGCAGCACAAGGCATTGATGTACTTAACCTTGTACGTTCTATGGAAGAAGTACAACAGGAACAGCAAGCCGCAATGCAACAACAAATGCAGCTCGAACAACAGAAGCTCGAAGTTGATGCAATGAAAACACCAATGATGGATCCTACAAAGAATCCTGAATTAGCACAAGAACAACCTCCCACCCAATAACTATGGCAGAAGTAATGTCTATGATCCCGGACGAAAACGCTCCGGGTGAACTGAATGCAGACGAACAAGATTCGTTGCAAGTCGGTGAACAGATGCAGGAAGACCAGGAGCAAATGCTCGCTGGTAAATACAAGAACGCACAAGAACTTGAATCTGCATACCTTGAACTGCAGAAGAAACTAGGCTCTGACGAAGAAGAACCTGCTGAAGAAGCAGAGCAAACTGAAGAGTCTGAAGAAGTTGACAGTGACCTATTCGACAGGCTGTGGGAAGGTGAACTCAACAATGAATTTAGTGACGAGTTGTTGGATGAACTATCTAATGCTGATCCTACTGATCTAGCACAGATGCACCTTGACTATCGTCGTCAAATGCAAGAGAACCAACCGATGCAAATGACTGAAGAGGTTGTTGCTGACCTGAAAGGTACTGTCGGTGGTGATGAAAGTTATACAGAACTACTTGGTTGGGCGAAGGATAACTTTTCTCAGCAAGAGATTAATATGTATGACAACATTATGGACAGCGGCAACGCTGAGGCTGCCTTTTTTGCTATCCAGGCACTCGCCCTTCGGTACCAAGATTCGGTAGGTACTGAGGGTGAGTTGATCCAGGGCAAAGCTGCTACTGATTCTTCTCAAGGTTTTCGCAGTCAAGCTGAACTTGTGCAAGCTATGAACGATCCTCGTTACGAACGTGACGCTGCATACAGGACTGACGTTATGCGTAAGCTTGAATTTTCCGATATTGATTTTTAACTATGCCTTACGGACCTGGAACATACGGCTCCAAAGTTGGACGCCCTCCTAAAAAAAAGAAAATGAAAAAGCTTTCACGTGGTCAGCGTATGATCGCAGGACAAGCTGGCAACAAACTCAAAATTGAGTCTGCAGACTTTGCAGCACTCCGTCGTAAGAGAGGTATGCGCTGATGGCATACAAAGGTAAAGGCTCTTGCGGAGGCAAGAAAGGTGGCAAAGGCAACAAAAAGTAGTACACGTTCAGTAAGTCTCAAGATCGGTGTACACAAATCGCGGTCCGGTGGCTTAACGGCTGCCGGTCGGCGTAAATATAACAGAGCTACAGGGTCTAACCTGAAGGCACCACAGCCTGAAGGTGGACCACGCAAGCGTTCTTTTTGTGCCCGCATGTCTGGTGTCAAAGGACCAATGAAAGACAGCAAGGGTCGTCCTACACGGAAGGCTCTTGCACTACGTAAATGGAAATGCTAATGAAAAGCAAACGAGTTGACCAAAAAGCCTTTGGTAGTAACTTTGTTTCCCAGTCCTTTGACATTGGCCCAGGCCACAGAGGTGCACAAAAGAAACAAAAGATTTACAACAAAGGTAAGAGCACAAACAATCCGCACGAAAAAGAAACATTTCTTAAGCGGACTGGACCTCAACTACCTCTAGCTAAAAAGAAATCCAAAAAATCCTATGGCTAAGCCTGGACTCTACGCTAACATCCACGCAAAACGTAAGCGGATCGCTGCAGGCAGTGGCGAGAAGATGCGTAAGCCTGGATCTAAAGGCGCACCAACCGCAGCAAACTTTAAGCGTGCTGCAAAAACTGCAAAAAAGAAATAGACTTCAGCCGTACGTTCATCCTTCGGGACGCAGGCATCTTACTCATGGAACGGGGGGTAAGGTATTTGGAGTTCATCATGTCTCTTATTGAATTGCGTCAACGTGTCCGCGAACAGCAAGCCAAGCAAAAAGAAATTGTCTTGAAGTATCGTGGTGTCGCTTACATTGTTAAGCGTAATATCGCATCCAACTAAATATCTTCTGAGCTTTCCAAAATTGTAAAGCCCGAAGGGACGGTTTAAGGAGTGGATGATCGGAAAGCGTCCACGCCTATTTATTATTGAAAAGATCATGCCACATCAATCTAAGGTTGTCAAAGCTGCTGTTACTAAAATAGTACCTGATACTGTCGATAACGGTATTGCTTTCAATCGTTGTGGTTACTGTGGCACTAAAAAACCACAATGTCGCAAACAAAAGAAGTGCCTTAAAGGTCTTCTGTAAAAGCTTGGGAGGCACCTCAGAGTCGGACCTCCCTTGCATTGGCTTTTGGCCCGTACGCGGATACCCATTAGCCGTCTAGACGGTGGGATAGACCACAAAAATTTTTCTCAAAGCTTTGGGAGTTGGTTAATACTATTTACTCCTTACAATGGCACATCAAAGTTCATCACTGACCACGAGTCTGACTCGTCCTGGTCAGGCTAACTCTGCGGGTGACACCCGCGCTCTCTACCTGAAGTTGTTCAGTGGAGAGATGTTCAAAGGCTTCCAGTATAATGCGATCGCTCGTGATCTTGTCATGAAGCGTACGCTGAAGAACGGCAAATCTATGCAGTTCATCTACACTGGTCGCACCACGGCTGAGTACCACACCCCCGGAAACGCAATCCTCGGTAACTCCGACGGTGCACCTCCGGTGGCTGAGAAGACTATCACCGTTGATGATCTGCTCATCTCCAGTGCATTCCTGTATGACCTGGATGAAACTCTTGCCCACTACGATCTGCGTTCTGAAATCTCACGCAAGATCGGTTATGCACTTGCACAAAAGTATGATCGTCTGATCTTCCGCGCTATCACTCGCGGGGCACGTGCTGCTTCCCCTATCACCAAGTCTAACTTCGTTGAGCCGGGTGGCACCCAAATCCGTGTTGGCGCTACTGCCAACGCTTCTGACGCTTATGATGCTCAAAAACTGACCACCGCCTTCTTCGATGCCGCAGCAGCACTCGACGAAAAGGGTGTGTCTCAAGAGGGACGTGTGGGAATCTTGAACCCCCGTCAATACTATGCACTAATTCAGGAAGTTGGCAACAACGGACTGATCAACCGTGACGAGCAAGGCGATGGCCTGCAGTCCGGTCAGGGCATTGTGGAGATTGCTGGTATCAAGATCTTCAAGTCCATGAACATTCCGTTCTTCAGCCAGTATGGCACTAAGTACGGTACTGGTTCTGCTACCAACCCTGGCACCACTTCCCCCGGTAACACTGGCTCCTTTGTCAGCGAAGCTCTGGAAGATGCTGCTAACGATGTCTCTGGCATCAACAACGAGTACGGTGAAGAAACCGAATTCGCAAACTCCTGTGGTCTTATCTTCCAACGCGAAGCCGCTGGCTGCGTTGAAGCTATTGGCCCTCAGGTCCAGGTCACCAGCGGTGACGTCTCCGTGGTCTACCAAGGTGACGTGATCCTGGGTCGTCTCGCCATGGGCGCAGACTACCTGAACCCTGCTTGTGCAGTGGAACTGTTTGCTGGCACCGCTACCAAGCCTGCCGCATTCTGATTTATCAACCTACAGGGATCCTTCGGGGTCCCTTTTTTTATTTATATGGCTTTTCCTACCACTAACTCGCAGCAAGAACTTCCAGCTGTGAATCAAATTCTGCAGTCATGTGGTCAAGCGCCTGTGACTACCCTAGATCAAACCAACCCGGACGTTGCGATTGCCTATCAGACTTTGCTTGAAGTCTCTCGGGAAGTACAGGCGGAGGGATGGACATTCAACAAAGAAAACCATTATAAGATGGTTAGGAACACGGACAATGAAATCTTAATTCCTAATAACATCCTGCAGATAGACGCCACAGACAATGCAGAAAACGTTGAGCTAGACGTTATTCGTCGAAGCGGAAAACTGTACGACAAAGCTCATCACAAATATACTTTTGACAAAGACATCGAAGTTGACATCGTGTGGCTGTTTGACTGGGTTGACCTGCCTAAGCCGATTGCTGACTTTATTACTGCACGTGCTGCCACCATTACATCTAGCAGGATTGTAGGCGACAACAATCTATATCAGATTCTGCAACAGAAGGAAGCATTCACCAGGGCTATGGCTATGGAGTATGAATGCAATCAAGGTGATTACACATTCTTTGGTCACAGTGGAAACACGAATCAGTATATTAGTTATCAACCTTACAAAGCCCTAATTCGATAAATGCCTGCAGTAACTCAACGGATCGGAAACTACCTCGGCGGTGTTTCCCAACAATCAGACAACAAAAAACTTCCAGGTCAAGTCCGTGAGTGCTTCAACGGCTTTCCTGATGTCACCTATGGTTTGACAAAAAGACCTGGATTTGAACATATTGTCAATCTTGGCACAGGCTCTACTTACGATAGTGGTAAGTGGTTTTACATTAGACGTGACGATGCAGAAGAGTACATCGGCGTCATTAAAGGAACAGACATCGACATCTGGAATGCAGTGTCTGGTGTTTCGGCAACAGTTTCTTTTACAGACGGCACTGGTTATCTGAGTGGTACAAAGGATGACTATAAGATCATCACCATTCAGGACACCAGTATTATTGTCAATGGCAGTAAGACTGTAGCTGCTGACACAGCCGTCACAGATTCTAGCTACGACTCTGACAGGTCAGCTTCTATTATTCTCAAGACTGTTTTAGCAAGTGAGACATACACTGTAGACATTACTATCGGTGGTTCTACACAATCTGCCACCTTTACCACTTCCGCTTCATCCTCTGCAGATGACATTCTTAATGATCTTAAGCTTGACATCGAAGCGATGACTGGTTCGCACGCAAACATTACAGTAACAAAACTTGCCAACGAACTGGAGCTTCAGCACACTGCAGACATGGATGTCCATGCAGAAGGTGGTATTGACAACCTGGGTTTAGTTGCAATCAAAGAGGTTGCAGTCAGCATTTCTGACTTGCCAGTGCAGTCACGACATGGACGTCTGTTCCAAATTAAACTGACAGCAGGTAACGACTCTGACTTTTGGGTCAAGTTTGTTGCTAACGACGGTGTGAGTGGTGAGGGTTACTACGAAGAGACTATTAACCCTTTAGTTTCTAAGGGTCTTGACAACTCGACAATGCCACACGAGCTAGTCAACACTGCACTGAACACCTTTATCTTTAGGCAGATTGACTATACTGACCGTCTTGTCGGTGACCTGACAACTAACTCTAACCCTAGTTTTGTTGGTAGTAAGATTGCAAGTGCATTCTTTCACAACAACCGTCTCGGATTCATTAGCGATGATAATGTAATTCTTAGTAGATCCGGTGATTTTTATAACTTTTTCTTTTCTACCGCACAGACTATCGTAGACAGTGACCCTGTAGATATTAGCTGTTCGTCTGTCAGACCTACCTCTTTACACTCCGTGCTGCCTACTGCACAGGGTGTAGTGCTGTTCTCTGAGAACCAGCAGTTCATCATGTTCTCTGACACTGGTGTGCTTACACCGTCGTTGGCAACGATCCGAACGTTGTCTAACTACCAGACAGACAAGAACATTGAGCCAGTTGAGGTTGGTACAAACATTAACTTTGTCAGTAAGACTCCTGGTTACTCTAGAGTCTTTGGCATGGTAACGAGGGGTCAGGAAGAGAACCCACAAGTTTTAGACATCTCGCGTGTTGTCAAAGAATGGATCAGTCCTGACATTGACTCTATGATCGCTAGTCCGCAAAACTCTATGATTGCTGCTAGTGGTCAAAGCCTCAACGAAGTGTTTATCTATCGTTATTACAACGATGGTGAAAAAAATCTCATGGAAGCGTGGGTCAGTTGGTTGATGCCCGGCAACGTCCAGTTCTTAGCTACTAACTCAGACGAAATGTATGCTGTCACAAAGCAAGCCAGTCAGTTTACCTTGGTAAAGGCAGCTCTTAGTCAAAGCCCTGAGCAAGCAATTATTGTAAACAACAAAGGTGAAAAGGTTAATCCTTGTGTTGACCTGTACAAAAACATTGCGTCCAGTGCTGTCGTGTACGACGCAACTAACAGACGTACTAAGTGTTACATTCCGTACAACGATGTGTCTGGTTTGACACCTATTATTGTTATTAAGGGCAATACTAGTACAGGTGACTTCGTTGAGTCTGGCTTTACGATCACACCCGAACGTGGTTCAGATACTAATGGACCTAACTCTCCTGCTACAGAAACCTTCTTCATAATTCCCAGCAAAAATTTGACAGCATCTGGTGATGACGCACTTAACGTGGCTGGTGATGTAATTGTTGGTTACAAGTATAACTTCGATGTAGAACTACCACGAACATACTTCAGACCTGAATCTAATCAAACTGACTTTACGGCTAACTTGACTATCTCACGGATGAAGTTTGCTGTAGGACTGTCAGGCAACATGAGCTTCAAACTAAAGCAGACTGGACGTTTGCCCTACAGCAGGACCTTTACAGGTGATGGTAGCACTACAACATTTACGTTTAGTGAGCATGACCTTGAGTTTGAAAATAGGTCTGACGTCAAAGTTACTGTCAACGGTGCTCCTGAAACTGGATTTAGTTTCACAAACGACACTACTATTGTCTTTACAACTGCACCAGCAAACAACGCAGAGATTATATTTTTTGTTGAAGAGTGGTTCGATGTTCAACCTGTAATCGAAGCAAATACATATCTTGCTAATGACGTGCCGTTGGACAATGATACAGTTTTTACTCTACCTATTCACCAACGTACTGAAAACTTTAGTCTCAAATTGTTCAACAACTCACCGTTTCCTATTGCCGTCAACTCGATGATGTGGGAAGGTAGATACACTCCACGTTATTACAAGAGGATTTCATGAATAACCCGTATGAATTTAATCCTAAAGGTAGTATTTTAGATGACCAGTTAGCTGTATCTGGTATCGAAAATGACATCTTTGGTTTTGTTGCGGACATTTTCACTGGTGGTGCATACACCCGTAACAAACAAAACGAAAAGATTGCGGCAGAAAACAACCGCGCACAAGCTGAAGCGTACCAGTTTGAAGGCAAAGAACTCGAACGGGCTTACCAATACGAGAAAGAAGGCCTTAAGATTGCTAAAGCAAATAACGAACAAAACCTTTCTTTCCAAGAAAAGGAACGTCAGCAGTCTTGGAATTACGGAATGGCTATCCGTGATTACGAACACAGCCGAGAACTTCTAGAGTATGATCAAAGCCTAACGCAGTTTACACAGCAGACAGGATTCAACGAAGTTGCAGAAGGGTTCGCCACCTTGCAGCAAGATCGTTATTTGATGGAGCAACAGATTGAGCTTGCTCTTGATAAGAAAGAAAACTACCTAGACTATGTAACTACTGTACATGGTCTTGGACTTCAA